TCTACAAACTCTGAAAATAGAAGAAAATATGGATTAAAAGAAATAACTATAGAGAGTCCTTTTATTACAAATGCTGATATAGCTCAAGAATTGGCTGATTTTATAATTTTAAAAATGTCTGAGCCAATTCCTGTTTTAGAAATGAATACTATTTTGACTCCTAAATTACAGGTTGGCGATAAAATTAGAATATCTCAACTTGATCAATTTGGTATAATTAATAATGATTACTGGGTAACAAGTATAGAAAATCAAATTGGAGGCTCCCCAAGCCAAAGATTGGTTGTTAGGAAGGTTGTGTAATGACAGATACTTCTGGCGTTCCAGAGAGTGGAATTGTTTTCTTTAAAGGCGGTGGTCACTCGCACGATGGAGTCAACTCATCTCCTATTAATACAAGTTACTATAGCATATTTGATTTTAATTTAAGTGTTTCTACAACAAATGCTGATTCGGCTAGAGAATATAATAGATCTGTAAATAGAGAAACATTTAATCAATACATTCAAAGTTTTATATCTTCTCAAGTCTTACAGCCAGCAGGAATCATTCTTGCAGAGAATACTGTAAGAGGCATAAACATTGGTGCTGATGAAATAACTGCCGACAAGATTGCAGCAAACACAATTACTGCTAATGAATTAGCATCTGAAATAATATTAGTTAATAATACTATTAAAAGTAATAACTATGTAGCCAATACATCTGGCTGGGCTATTTTTAGCAATGGTTTTGCTGAATTTATGAATGCTGATATTAATGGAGCAATTGTCGCAAACTCCGGAACGATGGGTGGTTTTACCATTTCATCAAATACTATTTCTGCTGGTTCTGGTACATCTTATATTGCTTTACAAAGCAACACTGCTTCTAATGCATACACAATATGGCTAGGCAATTCAACTGCTGCGAGTGCTCCTTTTAGTGTTAGAAGTAATGGATATCTATTGGCTGATAGCGGGGCAATAGGCGGTTGGACAGTTAATACTACAGCTATTGCTGCTGGTTTCACAGCCTTATATAGCAATGGAACAATTGTTGCTGCTGCTCCTACAATAAATAGCCCAAGCATATCTTCTGCTGGTGGTGGTTCAATAGGCGGAATAAATATTAACTTGGGCAGTCTATCTTATAGCACAGGATCGTTTGGTTCGACTGTTTCTGTTTATAACAGCAGCAAGGGCATCATTTTGGATGGATCAACTCTTACTTCAAGATATAAAAATGGTGGTTCTACATATGGTTCGGTGGCTGCTGCGGTAGGCAGCAGCGGTGGTGCATCTCTTACTTATGACTCAAATGAACATTATTATCCTACTACAAACTACTTTGTTATAACCCCTGTTAGCACCACAACTCAAGTTCTAATGAGTTTACCTACTGGGACTGGCAGCGCCGTCTACTCATCTGGCACTCAGTTAGTAAAGGCTGCTTCTAAAAGATCTTTAAAATATGATATTACAAATTATAATGATGCAATTGAAAAATTGAAATTATTAAATCCAGTATCTTTTAAATGGAGAATAAATAAAAATAGTTCTAATTTGGCATTATTTTTAAAAGATAGAGATGTTAGGTATGGATTTATTGTAGAAGAAATAGAAGAAGTAGATAAAGGTTTAATAAACTATGATTACGTTGGGCCAAAAGAGACACCTGACGACGAAAAATTTGATGACCCTTCAAATTTTGAGCCAGTATCTTATGATCCAAATGGTATAATTAGCATATTAACTGCTGCATTAAAAGATATCCTAGCTAGGGTAGAGAGTATAGAAGGTCAATTAAATATATGAAATTAAAAGATTATGGATCTAATAAAAAACAAATTGGATACTATGATAAAATCATAGGAACCGAAGACAACATAGGTTTATTTTTCTTTGCATCTTGCGCCCCAATAGAAAAGGCTAATCAAGCTTATAGCAGATGTGATCAGGGTGCTATGGGGCCTGTTTGTATTCATTGGGACGATAGATTTCCATATGTTTTGCCATACCCATTAAAAGATTTAAGTAATTTAAAGTATGTTGTTCCAATTATAGATTTTGCTCCTGATTTTTATATTATGTACTGGGAGATACAAGAATTAGAAACTAGTGCTTTAACTAGAAATTATGATAATCTTCCTCAATGGCAAAAAGATGCATTAGACAATCAATGGGTTCCTAAAGATAAGTGGGTTCACTCTGATTATTATGAAAATTATTTAATAGAATCCAACCCCTGCAGATTTGCAAGAACTTTGGGTGAATTGTTTAAACTTATTATTGAGTGGGATTATGTTGTTGATCCTCCATTTAGCAGCACAGAAATAGCGGCTACTATAAGTAGAACTATTCTTGAAAAGATGAATATGCCAGCAGATGTTAGATCTGAGATAGAAACTAACTTTCCAGATATGCATGTTGCAATGTATTTACAGGGTAATCTTAATGCCTCACAAAGACCATCTGGTGTACCAAATATAACTCCTTTATTTGAAGATTGGATTCTTCATAAATTATTAGACTATCAATATCGCGGTCCTATAGTTTCTTGATTATAGTAATTAAGGTAAAATTGTATTATGGCTTATGAAAATTATTTATTTGTATCTTGGACTGACGGAACTCCAATAACCGGAGGACGTTTAGCTCAAATGTCTACTAATATTGAGCAAGTTAAAGATGTTGTAAACGATAAAGCTACTGGTGTTTTAAAATTTAAAAATGAAGTAGCTCAACAACCTAACTCTGTTGGATATTCTGATTTCGTAGAGCATGAAATAATATTTCTAAAAGATGAAAGTGGAACTGGTGGATCAGATAATAGAGTAAATATAGATGCTAACAGATACTACAAAGTAGTTCTTAACATTCCTACGATCTCAGTAATGAATGCAGGTTCAGAAGATAGCAAGTATACAGTCAATATATACTCTGGTCTGGGACTTGCCAACTCGCCAACGAAAATTGGCTGGTGGGAATTTACTCCGCCTCCGTACACATACATCAACACAGCTGCTGGCGCTGCAAACATTGCAAATGAAATATTAAAAACTTCAACTTATCACACCAAGATTGGCGGAGGGACATTCTCAATTCTTAAATCCACTCCAACGGCTTTAACCAATCAAAGTTTCTTTGCTACTGTAACTAGAACTCAAGGTGTTAGCTCTAACAATGCACCAAACTGGCGGATAGAAGCTAATGCTATCTGCCCCATTCAGATTTATGTTGAGGATGCTGGCGGTATCTAATGCCTCCTAGAGAGTTAGCGTCTAAAAGAAAAGACATTAACTGGGCACCTAAAAATAATAATGGATCTAATAATCCCAACTTTTCTGGTGGTAAGTATGTCGATGATAAAGGATACGTAAGAATCTTACGGCCCGATCATCCTAAAAATATTAAAGGCTATGTATATGAGCATAGACTTGTAATGGAAGCTTATCTTGGCAGATTCCTTATGCCTTGGGAAACTGTGCATCATATAAATGAAATTAAAACAGATAATAGAGTTGAGAATTTCTTTCTTTGTGGTTATAGAGAACATAGCGCATTGCATATGGAAGGAAGAAAACCAACTTCCGGTCAGAGAGATAAGATGAGAGAAAATGCCAAAGCAAATAAACCTCACACAAGAAAACGTGATTTCAACAAGAAAAAAAATCCTCCAAAAAATTATCAAAATGACTGAAACAGCCCGCAGCGTGTGCTACGATGTATCAATCCTTAGGAGGGATATATGAAACAATGCGGCGGAGATGGGTGTGAGCTTGAATTTGAGCCTAACTCTCCTAACCAAAAGTATGCTCACCCTACATGTCGTAAGTCTCTTGATTCATTAGGGCTTTGCAAGTTTAGAAAAGAAAACGGGCTTGTTCCGATTCCAGAAGAAGATATTGAGGGAACTTCAATTTCAAGCGATCAAGATTTACGGGTCGCTTATTCAAGACTTCTCTCAGAATATGACAAGCTTAAGAATAAGCAAGATGAACTTTCCAACGCTGTTTACAGAGCAGTAAGAGATTCAATTAATACTGACAACTATAAGCCTGTTACGCCTCCATCAAAGCAAACCAACTCTGCTAAGAGTAATGCTCATGAAGAAGTAGCAGTAGCAGTCCTAGCGGATTGGCAGCTTGCTAAAGTTACACCAGATTATAACTCCTTAGTTTGTGAAGAAAGAATAAATATCTTTGCGGATAAAGTTATTGATCTTACAAACATACAGAGAGCAGATCATCCAGTAAGAAAGATTCATGTTTGGGCGCTTGGTGATATTGTTGAGGGTGAATTAATATTTCCCGGTCAATCATTTCTTATTGACGGAGGTATTTACCGTCAAGTAACTGTTGATGGGCCAAGGATTTTAAGAAACTTTCTCAACAAAATGCTTGAGAATTTTGACGAAGTTGTTTTTACTGGCGTAATCGGCAATCATGGCTCTCTTGGCGGTAGGGCACGGAGAGATCATGATCCAGAAACTAATGCTGATAGAATGCTTTATCGCATTGTTTCTTTGATGTTTGAAAAGGAGCCTCGTATTAGTTTCAATATTCCAGATGGTCGGGGTGAGAGAAACTGGTATGCAGTAGATGCAATAGGCTCGTATAAAGCATTGCTGTGCCATGGAGATCAATTCGGTAGTCTTTCATCTTTCTACAATTTTCAGAAGAAAGCGTATGGTTGGAAAGTAGGAGCTATAGATGAAGATTTTGATGATATTTATATTGGTCATTTCCATACGCCAACTAAGATGACCTTTAACACGATTCAGTTAAGAATCTCAGGAAGCCCTGAATCAACTAATACATATGCTATAGAAAGTCTTGCAGCAGTTGGGCGACCTTCGCAGCAATTGCTGTTCGTACATCCCGAAAAGGGAATTGTAACAGGTGAATATACCTGTTGGTTATAAGGAGATAAAATGAATAAGTTACAACTAGATATTATTGAAAGAGCATTTTGGACTGCTCTACAAACATTTATTGCATTCTGGGCAGCAGGCGGTGCTGGGGGGTGGAAGGCTGGGCTTGCTGCAGCTATTGGCGCAGGCCTTAGCATTCTGAAGGGTTCTATTGCTTCTTTCTTTGGCAATAAGGAATCTGCTTCTACTGTCCCAACTATTTGAAATGAAATCACAAGTCTTTAACTTTAGATGCAAGAAATGCGGGGGCATGAAATATATCGGTGACGAATATCATGCTTTAGATAGACTTTGGGTAGATGTTACTTGCATTCAATGCGCACACTCTGTGGATATAGAAGTATCCAAATTGCGTGAGTTCCTCAGTAATTTTCAAAAGGTAAAGAATGTTAACAAACAAAATAATCCAAAATAAGTTCTATCTCTACAAAAATCAAGTATGTAAAGTTAAAAGAATACAAAAGTCTTCTAAGAAAATAATTGTCATTTTTGTTAATGATAATTTAGAAGAAATTGTTAGCATGAGTGCGTCTGATCTTTTGCTGACTCGCCTATACACAATAGGCGAGTTGGCAAAGATCATAGATAAAAGACCAGACACTATAAGAAAATATGAAAAGAATGGTCTTATCCCAAAACCATTTTCGACTCCGCCTCTTGAAAATGGATATAAAAATTGGCGGTTCTACAGGGAGTCCGACGTTTACGATATGATAAACTTCTTCTCGTCCAGAACACCGGGCCGTCCTGTTGCAAAAACAGATATAGCGAAAACAATAAAAACTTTGAAAGAGAAAGTAGCTAACTTATGAATCCTGATAATGGTAAGTCAGAAATCTGGGCCTCCATCGGTATCACAAAGAATCTTGGCAATTATGAGTCGCTAAGACTTGACGCTGGTGCTAAGGTCATGGCAACCTCTCCTGAGGATCAAGATGCTTGGACAAGACTTTGGCAATCAATTGATGATCAAATTGAAGCAAAGCTGAGAGAATTGGATAAATGACTTGGCTTGACAAGGCTCTCTGCAGTAAGGATAAGGATTCCCACAAATGGCTTTCCTTTGACTACTCTGATATAGAGTATGCTAGAGCAGTGTGTAATAAATGCACAGTCAAAGTAGAATGTTTAATGACCTCTGAAGATAGAATGATGGTTGGCATGATAGCCGGATTATCTGAATTTGAAAGAATGATCTTGAAATGGAAGGAGGCGAAAGAGTTAAATGAGTCTAACTGGCAATGATGTGATCGTAGCGTTTCAAACCTACTGCGCTGAATACGATAAACTTTTTATTCCAGACATGCCTAGGCAGGAAGCTATAGCTGAAAGTCTAGCAAAGCATTACAATAGTGATGATCTGCTAGAAGCAATAAAGTTCTTTGTCAAGAATGACAAAGGTCCGCATCTGATATTTGAATTTGCTTTAAAGTCTAAAGATATTGTTGATAGAAACAAGTTCAATAGAGAGAGCGGTGCAAAGTTTAAGGAAATAGTAGCTCAAACACGAAAGAAAATAGAATCAGATGAACTATGAGATGAGACTCATTAACTCTATTGTTGATACAGGTGATCTTGTAACAGCAATAAATCAAGGTGTTGAGGGTGTATTTTCTGAGTACCGTGATATTTGGAACTTTATTCTCCAGCATTATGACAAGCACTCAAAGCCTCCATCAAAAGATACAATCAAGAGTCATTTCTCTGATTTTGAATTTGTAGTTACCTCAGAGCCAATCAACTATTACATTGAACAAGCGAAGCGTGAATCTCTCTCCTTGCAGGCTCGTAAGATAATTGCTCAGGCTCATTCTATTCTCAATGAGAACGGGCCTAAAGAGTCTTTATCTTTCTTGATGGAAAACACTTCAAAGCTGTACAAGTATTCAAGCAATCTAAAGGATACTGATCTTGTCGGTGAGTGGAGAGATCGTGTTGACGACCTAAAGCATCGTGCGGCCAATCCTAATAAAGATTTTATTGGCATCCCTAGCGGTGTTTCGGTTTTAGACAAAGTATTCGGAGGATGGCAGGCCGGTGACTTTATTGTTCTACTTGGGTGGACTGGTGTTGGTAAGTCTTTTATTGCTAGGTTGTTTGCTGTAAATGCTTGGAAAGCTGGCTATCGGCCTATGATTATCTCTCTTGAGATGAATAAGTCTCAAGAGGGACAAAGACTTGATACACTGCTAAACAATGGCGAAGGCTATTTCACTAATACAGACCTGCTTAAAGCCAATCAGCACATCGTTCCTACTTACGAGAAGTGGGCTGAAAAAACTTTTGAAGGTAAGCACCCTATTTATCTCATTACCTCTGAGGGTCTTGAGTCAGCAGACCAAAACATGGTTCAGGCCAAGATTGACCAGTACCAGCCTGACCTTGTGATTCTTGACTATCACGGTCTATTTGATGATTCAAGCGGTGCTAGAAATGAAACCGAAAAAGCCAAGAATCTTTCTAAGGCATTCAAGAGAATGGCTGTAAAGAACAATATTGCTATTATCGACGTAGCTGCTGTAACAATGAGTGATGGTCACAGTTCAAGACCACCAGAGTTGGAAGAAGTAGCATGGTCGAAGCAATTAGCCTATGATGCAGACCTCGTTCTCGCTATTCATCGTGAATCAAACTCTGATCTCTTTCAAGTAGTATCCAGAAAGGTCAGACGAGCAACGCATTTCGGATTCTATCTTAGATGGAATCTTGAAACAGGAAAGTGGGGTGAGGAATGGGACATTTAAGCGCCTCAAAAGACAATATTATGCACAACTTGACAGGTAAGGCTGCTGATATTGAAACAATAGTAAGATTGCGTCCATGGATGGAAGATATAGTAAAGGAAAGCTACGGTAGCTTTTCTTCTTCTAAGCTTTATACTGATTACTGTCAGGAGAAAGAAATCTTTGACTTCAAAATCGTCTTTTTCAAATGATCTTGAATCAGATATAAGAAAGCTCTTTTCTGATTACAATATATCAATACAAACGGAATCTTCTAAAGAAGCTACCCTGTATTGTCCTTTTCATAAGAACACTCATAGCCCTGCCTTTTATATCAATTTAAAAACTGGGCTATGGCAATGTTTCAATCCATCTTGTGATAGAAGAGGCAATTTTAGACAACTGTATAGACATATAACTGGTAAGTCGTATGGAAAACAGTTCACTATTGATCCTGTTAATTTGCAGTATCAAATAGAAATGGGGTTCAAAGCCCCCATTTCAGACGAAATAACTTTAGACTCTATTGAGATTGATTACTCTACAGATGAAGTGAAAGTTCTTAGCTCACTACAAGAGCGTGGGTTCTCACTAGAAACATTAGAGTATCTAGAAATAGGATTCTCAAAGGTAAAAGAGAGGATAGTTATTCCAGTCAGGAATGCACAATACAAAATTGTCGGGCTGATAGGTCGTGCTATCCTAGACGGTCAAGAGCCTAGATACCTATACAATACTGGATTCAAGAGAGCAGATGTTCTGTTCAATATTCAGAATGCCAAACACTATGATGAATGCATCGTGGTGGAGGGCAGTTTGGATTGTGCAAAGGTCATTCAGGCCGGATATAAAAACTGTGTGGCTACTTTAGGTGCAAAAGTATCTGAGAACCAGTCTAAGATGTTGAGAAAATATTTCGATAAAATAATTATATTTTCTGACAAAGACGAGGCAGGCGATGCCATGCAGGCTGCTATAATGAGATCTTGCGAGGGCAAGGGTGTTTACAAGATGAACATAAGCGATTCTTGTAAAGATCCGGGTGAAATGTCTGAGCTTGAAATACAACAATCATATAACAATAAACAATTACTCATAGGAGGATGGTAGGTATGTTTGAATCATTAAAGACACTCAAGGATTTGGAAAAGAATATTCCGTCTAGCTCAGGCGGGTCTAAAAAGTTCTTTACAATCCAATCTGGCGAAACTTTCAAGATTAGGTTTCGTCAGGAACTGACAGAAGATTCTAAGTTTTACGATGAAACTTCGGGTACAGCAATTACTGTTCCTGTTGTAACTTCACCGATTAACTGGAAGTGGCGTGCTGCTTCTACTTCTTCTCTGTCGGAATACAACTATCGTTGCTGGGCTACTGAGCAGATCAGCAAGGATTCACGTTGGCGACCAAAGCCACACCTGTTGATCAACGTTGCTGTTGAAACATCACCGGGTACTTGGGAGCCTCGTATCATTGATACAACATTTAATCAGCGTCACATCGGTTTGATTCTGATTGAATACGCAAAGGAGTTCGGTTCAATTGTGGATCGCTACTACAAGTATTCACGAACTGGCTCCGGTGCGCAGGACACTAACTATACTTTGATTCCTTTGGATCAGGCTCCAATGCCTGATACAATTTCAAAGCTGCCAATGCATGATCTTAACAATATCTATATGACATTGCCTTATGCAAAGCAGGAAGCTTTCTTCACTACTGGAGAAATCTCAAAGGAACAATGGTGACATTGTGAAGCTGGGGGCCTGTCCGAAAGGCAGGCCCCCTCTTCGTTTAAAGGACAATTATGGGAAACAGTATTTATCAAGGCAAAGAGTGGACAATGGCTTTTGTTAGTTTCTTAAGCCATGAAATTGATGATGTGCTTGACATTGGGCCGGGTCAAGGCACTTATTATCATCTATTGAATAATATTTTAAAGGATTGTGAATGGACTGGCGTAGAGGCATTTGAGCCTTACATTGAGAATTTTAATCTCAAGAGTTTCTACAACTACATTTATCATCAAGATATTCGTGAGTTCCAGCCTACAAGAAGCTATGACCTTGTTATAGCTGGCGATGTTCTTGAACATATGACAAAAGAAGAAGCTTTGGCTGTTGTTGCAAAATTTAAGCCATTTTGCAAGTTTTTTTTGATTTCGATTCCGATCATTCATTGGCCTCAAGAGGCTATTAATGACAATCCATTTGAGGTTCATGTCAAGGATGATTGGTCGCATGAAGAAATTCTAAATACGTTTGATAATATTGTTCAGGGTTTTGTAGGTTCACATATCGGGGTCTACGTATTATCTGGCGATATTGGTCTGACAAATGTACGGTAATATAGCATTAGACCTTGACGGTGTTGTAACAGATATTGCAGCAGGTCTTGGAACAGATAATGTTGATCTTATTTTTAATGCTCTGTTTACTCAGAACCACACTCCTGAGCTAGATCATCTATTTGCTAATCCTTTATTCTGGAGAAATTTAATGCCAATAAAGGACGCTTGGCATGCTGTCAATCAATGGTTCTATGGTGGATTCCATATAATGTTTGTCACAGCAAGAAGATCAGATGCATCTATTAATGAAATTAACTCATGGCTAGATGGTTGGAATATTCCATACTCAAAAGTGTTTGTCTGCAATCAGATGGAAAAGATAGACGTTCTTCGTGAGATAGAACCTGTTCTTTTTGTTGATGACAATCCATTTGAAATTAAGAAAATAACTGAAAATTTAGACAATGGTTGCAGAGCAATCGTCGCTAAGACTTGGTATAATCAACACTTAATCGAAGGTTTGGAGTCTACTTCAAGCCTTTTAGACATTGGAGCCTGATACCGTTGGATTTCGTTCATCTTCATTGCCATTCGGAGTATTCGCTTCTGGATGGCATGTCTACTCCTATTGATATTGCAAAGACAGCCTCTACGAATGGTCAATATGCTGCTGCAATAACAGACCACGGCACCATGGGTGGTGTTCTAAAATTTCAGGATGCCTGTTCTAAGTTTGGTGTGAAGCCTCTATTTGGCATAGAGGCTTATTTTGTTGATGCGGTAGATTCAGACTCAGAAGATCGTGCTGAAAGATCACACCTTATTCTTCTTGCAAAGAACAATGCCGGTCTTGAAAAGTTGTTTAAAGCAGGGCAGGCGGGGTGGACAAAGAACTTCTACTACAAGCCTCGTATAGATTTCCAGCTTCTAGAGGATCTTGTAGATAACGATATTGTTGCATTGTCTGGCTGTCTTGGTGGTGCAATATGTAAGGCCATTGACTCTGGAAATACAGCTAGAGCTGAATATCTCTCTGAAAGATTCATAAAGATATTTGGTGATGACTTTTATTATGAAGTGCAATCTTGGAATCCTAAGAATATCAATAATGCTCTTTTTGATCTAGCAGCTTCTTTTAATAGAAAGCCGGTTGCTACTGCCGATTGTCATTTCCCATCTCATGATGAGCGTGGTGTTGAAGAAATTTTGTTAATGATTTCTCAATATCCATCACTCAATGCTGGTGATTTAAGAAAGGCTAAGGAGAATCTTAAGACTGATGGCTCTATCTTGGATAAAGTAAATGCTATGTATCCAGATAGGTTCTTGAGATTCGATAGTATCAATCCTTACATTGCTAAGGCTGAAGAAGTTCAAGAATGGTTCAATGTTGCGGGCTACGACAGAACAGATATCTTAACAAATACTGTTGAGATTGCTGAGAAGTGCTCTGCTGAGATACCGAAGAAGAGGAAGCTGCTTCCTAAGTATCTAAAGAATCTTGATTCAGATTCTTATCTCCGTGAGGTTGCTACTTTCAATTTACAGCAACGTGGGTTTGGCCAAGAGTATGCTGATCGTTTAGATGAAGAATTGGGAATCATAGCAAAGCTTGGATTTTCTGACTACTTCTTAATGGTGTGGGACTTAATCAAGTGGGCTGATTCAAACAATGTAGGCAGAGGCCCCGGTCGTGGTTCTGTCGGGGGAAGCTTGTTGGCTTTCCTTCTTGACATTTCAAAGGTAGATCCTTTGAAGTACAACTTATTATTCTCAAGATTCCTTAATCCTGAGCGCAACGACTATCCAGATATCGACTTAGACTTTGAGGATAAACGTCGTGATGAAATTAAACAATATCTCAAAAAGAGATGGGGTGAAGACAATGTTGCAGCTATTTCTATTTATGGCACTTTCAAGGCTAAATCGGTAATTAAAGATATATCTAGGGTCTATCAAGTACCATTTGAAGAAATCAACGGCATCACGCCTTTCTTTGAAACTCTTGATGAGCTTGAATCTTCTCCAAAGGGTAAAGTGTTCAAGACTAAATATCCAGATATTATTCCAATTGCTAGAAAGCTTGAGAATAGAGTCAGAACTGCCGGTATTCATGCGGCGGGCATGGTGATATCTTCAGTACCTCTAAATAAGGTCTGCCCTGTTGAAAGCAGAAAGGGTATGTATAGCACCGAAAGATCAATGGTTACTGCTTTCGACATGGAAGATGCTGAGTCCATCGGTCTTATCAAGGTCGATATTTTAGGTCTAAAGACTGTATCTGTTATCAAAGATTGTATCGCTAAGATAAAAGAGCGGCATGGCATTGATGTTACAGATCTGTCATTACAATTGGATAATCAAGATGTTTTTAATAATTTTAATGATACCAATACAGTTGGTATATTTCAGGTTGACGCTGGCGCATATCGAAATCTAATTGAGCGAATGGGCATCAATGACTTCAATGACTTGGTGGTCAGTAACGCCCTTGTTCGACCGGGTGCGTTGCTCTCTCAGGGGCAAAAGTATATTGATTGCAAGAAAGGCAAGGAGCGTCCTTCGTATCCACATGAATCGGTTAAGTCAATCCTTGCTGACACATATGGCACAGTTATCTTTCAAGAGCAGCTAATGCAGATGGCCGTGTTGATCTCTGGATTCACATGGGCAGAGGCTGATAAACTAAGAAAGATTATTGGCAAGAAGCGTGATGCTGCTGAATTCGATCAGTATCGTGATAAGTTTATCAAGAATGCAATTATCTCTGAGCAGGCTGCGACTAAAATGTGGTCTGAGTTTGAATTAGCTGCATTGTATATGTTCAATAAATCGCATGCTGTTGCTTATTCAATGCTGTCGTATCAGACAATGTGGTTGAAGATTAACTACCCAGTAGAATTCATTTGGTCATTACTATACAATGAGGATGCACAAGATAAAATTACTGCATATCTCATGGAAGCAAAGCGAATTGGTATTGAAATCAAGGGGCCAGATGTTAACTACTCTGACGAATTCTTTTCTATTGATGGGGATACAATTAGATTTGGTCTAAAGAATATTTCTGGCTGTGGAACTACTGCAATTGCTGAAATATTCAAGCACAGACCTTTCTCATCGTTTGACGAGTTTTCTTCTAAGTGCAGTAAAAGATCAATCAATAGTAAGTTAAGAGAAAACTTGGATAAGGTCGGTGCTTTTCAAAGTATGGGGCATGTTTCTTCATATGATCATGAAAAATACTATTTGCCGGTACTTGGCTTTGCTATTAATCTAGCTAATGAATCGAATGAAATTGACAAGTTCGTTCAGCCGATAGGCGAGTTCCATGAGATTAAATCTCCCCTTACGATAGTCAAAGCTGTAGTCAGATCTACTAAAAAGACCCCTCAGTATCTACGTGTTGAATTAGAAGATGAATCGGGGTCTACAAGCGTATTCTGTGATAGAAACGCTGAAATCGCCAATCGTGACCTAGTATACGCCCTGATTGGCGACCGTACCCTGCACACATTTACTGATTACTATTCTTATGACACATCATTCTTAATGGATCTCATTACATTGATGGATAAGGGGATGGAGCATGAGTATGGCTGGCTATATGAAACAGGACTAGGGGATTCGTCCTCAGAAAAAAGCCTTCTCTACGTATTTAACATCAGATCATTTGTTACGTCTAAAGGGAAAGATATGGCTAATATCTATGCTTGGGATGGGAAGAAGATCATAAAAATAGTTATGTTCCCAACAATTTACACAAAACTTCGTGGTAAGATTCGTGATATTGGTTGGTACGCTGTCAGAATGGATAACATTGTTGACAAAGAGGCACTTACAAGACTTGATTCTTTTAAGATCAATAGCGAAACATCTGTTATATCAATTGATGAATACATTGAGCGCAAGCAATTAGTGAGGTCATAATGAATGACGGTTATGAAATATATTACGATCATCAAATATATATTGGAAAACATACATATTTCTCTAGTCCACCTACAAGATTAGAATATAATGATGTTAATTCTAAAGTTAGAATTGGTCATTATACATCGGTAGCTCAAGACGTTATATTTCAAGCCGGTGGAAACCATAACACTCATTTTGCAACTACATATCCATTAATAACTAGATTGATGCCCAATAGACCACCGTTGTCTGAGATGCCAATTGTTGACGATGATATTGTTATAGGTAGTGATGTATGGATTTGTCGTGATGTAAAAATCATGGGGCCATTGAAAATAGGGCATGGGGCGATTCTGGCTGCTCATTCAGTAGTCACAAAAGATGTTCCTCCATACGCAATAGTTGCAGGCAATCCTGCTAGGATAAAGAAATTTAGATTTGATCAAGAAATTATAGATAAATTACTTGAGATTGCTTGGTGGAACTGGTCCGATGAAGAGGTGCTTGAAAGAGCTGATGATCTCGTCGGTTTAGATATTAATTATTTTGTAGAAAAATATAAGGAGAAAAAATGAATAATTTAGAAAGTGAAATTTATAATATAAAGTGGTGGCATCCAATCACTCTTGGTGATTATGTAACACCGGGAATGAATCAAGAGACAGAAAATACTTTTTTGAATCTTGATCTTCCATCAGATTTATCTGGCAAGACAGTTTTGGATATTGGATGCTGGGATGGCTACTACTCTTTTGAGTGTGAAAAAAGAGGCGCTGATCGGGTGGTAGCTAACGATCATTATATTTGGCATGACAATAATATTTCTGGTGATGGAATCGGGTGGACAAAAGATGCTGGCTTCGATCTCGCCCATAAAGTTTTAAATTCAAAAGTAGAGAAATTGACCGTTCCTGTTGAAGAACTGTCACCAGATAAGTATGGAACATTTGACTATGTTCTAATGCTTGGTGTTATTTATCATTCTAAGAATCCAATCCAGTATATGGAGATAGCTAAATCTATGTGTAAAGATACTCTAATTATAGAGTCTCATGTAGATATGATTGACTATCCGCACCCTGCTGCAAGATTCTATCCAAAAAATGAACTTAATAATGATTCATCAAACTATTGGGGGCCAAACCCCGCCGCCGTGATTGCCATCATGGAGGAAATTGGTCTATCGAATATCACATCAAAGACATTGAGAACTGGTAGAATGGTGTTCTCAGGTCGGATATAGAAAAGAGATTTTATGTTATTCATTGATAAGCGCAAGGGCGACAAAATGCCTGAGCACTTAATTATTCCTACACCAAGCCTAGGCCTCAACAAAGCTCTTGGTGGAGGTTTGCATACTGGCGCTACCCATCTATTCTGGGGAACACCATCTGTTGGCAAAACAACAATGTGTTTTAGGATTATAGCTAATGCCCAAAAGATGGGCTTTAGGCCGGTCATTGTGGATTCAGAGTATTCTTACTCTGATCAATACGCAAAGAAGTGTGGTGTAAACATTGATGATATTGTTGTCATTCAATCAACTGTAGTTGAAGATATTCTGAAGAATCTTGTCGGGTATCTAAACCATCCAGATGAGAAGCATATCTTTCTATTCGATAGTCTTTCAAACATTATCAAAGAAGAATTTTATGACAAACCTGACGGTGGTAAGGCAATGGGGCTGCAGGCAAGATCTCAGGGCTACTTCCTTCAAAAGCTTGTGAATCATCTTCACAAGGAAAAAAATATCATGCTATTCATCGCTCATCAAACGATTGATTTGAGCGGTATGTATGCGGTTACTAAGGCAAAGATGGGCAATACAGTCCATCACAATATGCATAATATTATTAAGCTATTCTTGTCCATGTCTCAAAAAGAGATGGAGCGTGATGAATCAAGCAAGATTCTATCCCAGCGGGCAACTTGGACAATAGAAAAGACTAAGCAGCTTCCTACAATCGGCACATCTGGCTATTACTATGTTCTCCCTCAGGATGGAAATATTGACGTTGAGAGAGAACTGCTTGATATTGCTATAGAGAGCAATATTATTCAAAGACGAGGTGCTTGGTATAACTACGGCGAATCACGATGGAATGGAATGTCTAATATTATTCTAAGTGAACAGGAGAGCCAAGATATCTTAAATGCAGTCCTTGCACTCTGATATAATTATTACATGAGTGAATTATATACATATAAAGCAACAATATTAGAGGTAATAGATGGGGATACTTTGGATATTCTTATTGATTTGGGTTTTGAAGTATCTTACAAAACAAGAGTACGATTGCTAGGTGTTGATACACCAGAGATTCATAGCAGAAATCTAGATATTAAAAAGTCAGGTCAAATTTCTAAGAAGTTTGTAGAAGACTGGGTATCTAGAAATCCAGAAGTTATTGTTAGTACCGTAAAAGATAAGTCAGAAAAATACGGTAGGATTCTTGCTACTCTTAAGCCATTAGCTGGCAGTGAAGCTCTTAATGATTTATTGATTAGAGAAAAATTAGCTGTTCCATATTTTGGTGGTAAGAAAAATGAAGCGAACTGAAAAAGAAGAAATCAAGAAAGACCACGCTGTCGCTGTAAAGAATTCCGGTAGGGGCTTCAGAAAGGGGGATGCATTGTTAAATGAATTTGTAGTAGACTACAAGCACAATGGATCTTCTTTTACTTTAACACGCACAGCTTGGTTGAAAATGAGGAAAGATGCATGGAGATCTAATTATAAATATCCTTGCATTTCGGTGGTACTGGGTGAAGATTCCGACACCAAAGTTGCTATAATTGACTGGGACGTATTCAAAGATCTGATAAAGGATTCAGACTATGAATAAGCCCATAACGATACTTATGCTAATCGTATTAGCGGGAGCAATAGTATCAAGTTTAATAATAAAAACAATATCCGAACTATTTGAAGACTTTGAAATAGAGATTTAATATGGCTGACATTATAGTAGACCCAGACTGGATTGCCAAGCATATGGGCGATAAGGCTGAAGAATTTATTGAGTGCATGAGGATTGTTCAAGATATTATTGAAAATCCTGATACATATGTTGGTGCTCAAGCTGCTAAGTATGCAAATATTCTTGCTGCTTACCGAACCACGATGATTGTAAAATCACAAATGTTTAAGCGTAAGTCGCAAATAATGAGTGAGGAGGATAAGCTTGTAAATGATATTTGGAAAACTATGTACGAAGCTCTATCTGAAAATATTAACGTACTTAAAATTATTGTAAGGGGCAATAACTGATGAAGGCACTTACTGCTCTTAAGACACCAAAAGATAAGCCAATAGCAGATCCAGAGATTCCTAAGACTAACGATCAAATCTGTGAAGAACTTTGTGAAAAAATAGATCTTTCATTCACAAATAGGAATGAAAAGATTGTAAAGAAAGTTGTTGGATTCCACCCAAGTTATACGAATCAATGTGCAAGATATTGGTTCTACCTTTTCAAGGGGGTCGAAATGTCCCCCTCTTTTAGTCCTCAGACCTACAGAATCTTTGATAACGGCCATGCTGTGCATGAGAGGTTATACGGATACTTTAGAGAGATGGGCATTCTGTTAGAGGAAGAAATTCCTGTTAAGTGGGATAGCCCTCCGATCACAGGAACTGCTGATGGTGTCATTGATTTTTATGGCCCTAAATTAATTGAGCTGAAATCAATTTCATCAGAAGGTTTTGAGTATCGTAAAATATATAACAAGCCAAAAGATGATCACTTTAGGCAAGCTCAGATATACATGAAGTGTCTTGATTTACAACAAGCATTTGTTATATATGAAAATAAAAATAATCAAACAATTCTTCCTATTCTTATAGATAGAGATGATGAGTTTATTAATAAACTATTTAAAAAATATGAGAAGTTTTATAAAAACTTCGTAGAGGATACAATTCCTGAGCAGCCTTACAAGATTACATCTAAGAATTGCTCATCATGTGATTTATATTCTCTTTGCTGGAACGACACGAATGGAGCAAAGAAAGAAGAATTCGTCCCATTTTGATAGCAAAAAATGCGCAAATGACGAATGCTCAAAAATTTTTGAGCCTAAAACTTATAATGGTGTGTATTGCTCTGCTGAATGCAGAAAAATTTTTACTAATAAGAAATTATTAGATAAATATCACACTAATAAAAAAAACAAATTTAAAAAAAGAGTTTGTGCAACAAATAATTGCACAACTATTCTTTCTATCTACAACAAAGAAAAAAT